TCCCAAACGCTTGAAGCTGCATTGAAATTTATATCTTGAGGAACAAAGATTTTTGAACCACTGATGTCAGAGTATGCGTTGTAGTATTCAAAATCCTCTATTTTTAAAGCACCATTGAAAATGTCCGCTCCTTCTTTTCTTCCAGCAAGTATTTCTTTCCCTAAAATTTTGGTTATTCTGCCCGTAACACCATCGCCCGTTGTTTGTTCATAAACCTGCCAAGTTTCAGTTGTACCCGTATCAAACGAAAGGAGGCTGGTGTTGTTAAAACAAATGATTCTTGTGTTGCTCATTGCTGTTGGACCAGTGCCAAGAAATTGCTCATCAGCTTCAAGGATTGTGTTTGACACCGAACTTCCTTGAGTCACTGTGAAAATGTTTTTAGTTGTTGATGCGTTGTTTACCAAATACGAAAGATGTTGGTCTTGACCATCTGGAGTTGCACATCCTAAAGCCAATCCCTTTTGAATAGGACTTGCTGATTGATTTGGATAAACCGTCATTGAATTGTCTACATCTGTTGTTCCAGCATTTGCCCCAATAGGATTCACCCAAGTAAAGCGTCCATAACCCTCAAAAAACAATTCACCACTGTCGGGAATGGCGTCATAAGTTCCATCAACAGAAATACCATTTAATCCTAGTAAATTCGTATTCAAGGGACTGCCAGAAGCTAGACTCCAGTAATCAGTGTAATGACTTGCGGAAAAGATATTTTTCAAACCTACTAAAGTAGCATCAGTGGTCCACTCGTATGCGCCAGATGAATTTTGAGTAATGTTCAGATAGTAGGTTGTTCCGCTATCTCCAACTAATTTAAATCGTGCTAGGATGTATGTGGCAAGTCCCGCCCCAAACGCACCAGGATAAGGGTTTGAGGTATTCCATTGACTAGATGTTCCGAAATAGCGAGGAATAAACAATAAGTTCCAAGCGAGAGCAGCATTTGTTTCTTGAGTTATATTTCCAAGACTTTGACTCAAAAGATTTGATGACGAATCATAAACAGTATTGGATAGAGTTCCTGTTGCACCGCCCGCATCAGTCCAAGTATTCCACAAAACAATCGGGTCGTTTAGCAAAGTCAAATTGTGAAGGAAGTCATAAGAAATTTTTACTTTTTGAACGGGTGGCAAAGTGTCAAATGTCCCACCATTTAAAACATTTCCGCCACTTGTGATGATATTGTCATCGGGGTTACTTGCAATGACTGTATTTGAGCCTTTGTAATAAGACCGTCTAAACTGACCCGAACTCATTTGAGCGAAAGAGTTGACTTGATGGAATCTCCATTGCCCTTTGGATAAAAACAACCTTGCGCCAAATGCTTGGCATATTCTATCCAACATATCAAAAGAGCTGATTGAAACAGCTTGATTGTTTTCGACTGTCTTGAATGCTCTAAATATCGAACCACATTGTCTTAAGGGGTCAACACTTTGAGCTGGTGATGGCATTGTATCAGTCCACCAATTTACCATTGTTTGGAGAAATCTATCAGAAGCACCCCAACAAAAAGAAGTCCCGATGTCATTCAAAAGACACTGTCTTATATAATCAACAAACGATGTTAATTGATTGAGGTTGTACGAATTATTATCATCAACCTTCACATCTACAAGTTGAGCAAGTCCATCCGTTACAGTGATGGTTGTTTGTGTTCCAGCTAAAAAAGAAAGATTTTGTTCGGCACTAACATCACTCAAAACATTTCCGCACCAATACTCCGAAAAAGTTGTTCCATTATCTGAAATCAATATCTCAAGCTGAAATCTTTTATATGGTGCTGTCTTTATATCGTTAACAAGAGAATCATCTGCACTTGATGTGTGGACAATATCAAAACTAACACTTGATGGAATTACTCCAGTGAATCTGGTCCTGTCTTTGGTTTGATACTCTAAATCAAATCCTCTTGCACTTAATATGAATGGCGTTGATGCGCCACTCGAAAGCGAGTCATACAGATTAAGTTTGAAATACTTACCTAAATCGTTTTGAAATTCTGCTTCTCTCCTTAATGCCATTAGTATCCCCGTGTTCTGTTTCTATTTCCTTTTGCTCTATCGCTTGACAATAATATATCTGACCCGCTAATTCTCCCGAACACCTCTGTGCGACCTCCTCCGCTATCAGCTAACATTCCTTGTAATTTGTCAAGTGGTGCAATAACCTCTGGATTGATTGCGCTTGTTCCAGGTCCCTCTCCGACAATTCCTAATGTAGCACCAGTCACCAATCCGCCTTCGGCAAAAGGAGGAATCATTTTGTTGAATAAACTCCCAACAATGCTTCCAGCTCCAGCCGCTAGAACCGCCCCAAAGATACCCATTTTTGCAAAGGAGTCAGCTATAAAACTTGCAACCGCTTGACCAATTGCAGCCTTGATAACTTGTCTTGCTGCATTTGCCGCTGCCTTACCAATATCCTCATAAGAAGAATCAGCACTAACCGCCATTGAGTGGAATGCGCTTTCAAACGAACTTGAAACTTGTTTTTGTGTTTCAGCTAATTTAAGAGCGGCTTCATTTAAGGCATTGATTTCTTCTTTTGTTTTTACTAACAATGAGAATGCTTCTGGTTCTACTATTGGAGTGACCCTAAAATTAAAGTCAGTTATATTTCCAATGAAATTCTTTACGTCAAATGCACTTTCTTCACCACCACCAGCTCCAGAACCCGTGCCAATAGCATCCCCGATTCCACTCAAAGCATTCTTAATTTTTCCAGCTTGACTTTCTATAAATGTTCCAAAGTCTTGGAAGTCGGTTTCATAATCTTTTGTATCAACTTTCAATTCCTCTAATCCATCAGCCATCTTTTCAAAAGGATTCGGAAGTGTTTCTTTATTAAAAAAGTCTAAAATAGAATTGAAGCCTTTTATTATTTGACTAATCGGATTAAACTCAATTAGAAACTGAAGCATTGAAATCAAAGCATTTTTCCACCATCCAATATCTGAAAATCTTTCTTTGAATGCGTCCCAATTGTCAACTAGATATAAAACACCTAGAGCAAGAGCGGCAATAGCAGCAGAAATAGCCACGAATTTTATTCCTAAAGCTGCCACAGTTGTTGCTATACTACCAAAAACAACCAAAAGAGGTCCAACCGCAGCTGCTAAAATTCCGAAAACAACGGTGTTTTCTTTTACCTCTGGTGACAAGTTTCTAAATCCATTGACCAATCCTTTAAAGAACTGAATCCCTTTTTGTGCAATCGGCAAAAGAACTTGACCAATTTCAACTCCTAAACTCTCAAGGTCTGCTAAAAGTATTCTTGTTTGATTAGCAAAACTCCCACTGGTTCTTCCAAAATCTCCAATAGCTTTTCCGCTTTGTTCATAAGCAATGTTAAGATTTGCGATGGCTTTCGCTTGAAGCTCGGAAACCCCTTGCGTTGCCATTATTTGTTTTACTTGATTTTTATATTCGGTTGTGTTTTGTCTTATAACAATTCCAAGAGCTTTAGCCGATTCGGTTTCTCCAACTAACGCTTTTGTCAATGCTTTTGACGCACCCGTTGCACCGCCTTCAAAATTTGTAAAAGAAGCCAAGTCAATTGCTAACTTGTTAACTTTTTCCGATAATCCCAAAGCAGCTTTTTCTGTAAATCCAAAACCAACTAATAAATCACCAGTATCTCCCAAAAGTTGCATTGATGCTTTGGAGGATAACCCAAAATCGTTTTGTAAAGTTTTCGCTGTTTTGTTTGCTTCTCTTTGAATAGAGCTAAAAACTTGATTGAATTTCGCTTCTGTTTCTTCAAAGTCTGAAGCTAATTTGATGGAGGTAACACCCAAAGCCGCCAAAGGAAGGGTCAAGTTTTGAGAAAGTGATTGCCCTGTGCGCTTCATTTTCTTTGAAAACTTACCCAGACTTTGGATGTTTTTTCTTAAACCACTTTGAAACTCTTTGTCGTTTAATTTCAGAAAGAAACTTAATGTTTTTCCAGCCATTTTAAGCGTTTTTTAGCGTTCGTTTTAAGCGTTGTTTTAGCGCATTTAAGCAATTATTACCCCTCTGTCGTATATGTACCCCAAAAAGTTTAGTTCTTTTATTAGAGCAAATTTACTAGATAAGGGTTTTTATTCATTTTCGTTGTTTTCTGGAATCTCGATTTTGTACTTTTTAAGGGCATATTCAGCCGCTTTTTTACGTTTTTCGAGTTCCATTTTTTCCTCTTTTTTCTCCCATTCAAACTTCACCAAATCGGTTGGATTGAGTTTGGAATTTTTCTTTTTGTGCGGTTGTAAAATTAAACAAGCCAACCATCGTGTCCTTTCCCATTCAAACCTTTCTTTCATTTGCAACTGTTCATTTCGCCCTCTCTGTAACAAAAAGAACTCGTGAAAAGTTAAGTTCCAAAAATCACTCGGAAGCAACCCAAAACCGTAGGCAATAGCTTCCAAATCATCCCATTCTATTTTTTCTTTCGAGGTGTTTTCTTCACCTCTTTCTCGTTTCCCTTCTGGTCAAATTTTGCAGAAAATTGCTCTCCAAATACATCAAAACACTTTTGTAGTGCTTCAAAGTCATCATCTAAAATATCTGCAACATCCTCAATTGTCAAGTCAAAATCTTTTCCAGCTACTCTTGCGCCATCTCCTAATCCAGCCAGAATAAGCTGACACGCATCATCCAAGCTCATATCAACTCCTAATTTGTCAAGGTCTTGCAAACTTCTGTTTGTTCTTTTACAATAAATTCTAAGAGCGTTCATTCCGAATCTAATCGGATAATCGTTTCCGTTTAGTATTACTACTTCAAACATTTTTCGTTGGTTTTAAAAGTTAAGTTGATGGAGAGAGCCGAAGCCCATCCCCACCAACGAAATAAATTAAACAGCTGTCTGTGTAATTGCACCAGTTCCCTCCAAACTTACTGAATAAGTAGGAGCATCTTCTACACCTCCAGAAACTTCTAAAGAAGTAATGAAAGCACTTCCAGTGTATTTGTAACCCGATTGAACATCAAGAGCAAAAGTGAAAGTAACCGAAGTACGGTTCATCATATTAGTAAACAATTCATCTGGGTCAGTAGTAGAACCAGTAGAAGCAAAATCCATTAACCCATCAGCAGATAATGAAAATGATTTTTGTCCTCCTAATAAATCTCTAAAACCAAGAGAATCTTTTGTTGAAATGTCTATCGTGTCAGCGTTAAGAGATAGACTGCAGCTTGTTGAGTGCATAAGTTTAAACTCATCAGCAGCTCCATTTACAGCTTGAACTTTAAGAACCAAGTCTGTTCCGTTAAAAATTGCCATAATTTTTTTTAAATTAAATTGTTAATAATTATTCATCCAAAGAAGGAGCTACAATAGGAGTTTCCTTGCTTTTAGATTTTTTTGTCGGTTTTGATATTGCATTCCACATTTTCAAAACTCGGTATGTTTTTCCCTCAACTGTGTGGGTTTCTCCTTTTTTATATTCGACACCTCTAAACTCACAGTCTTTTGTAATTTTTACTTTCATATCTTATCTATTTATATTGAAGCGAAAATCCATCGCAACATAATGAACACCTTTTTCACCAAATGAATCATCATAAACATCATTTGCATCTTCAAAAAATATCTTGTCAAGAACAACTCCAGCATAAGTTCCCGAAACATAGTCTAAAGCAGTTCTTATTTTAGATGCTAAATCTTGCGCTTGTGCGTAACTCGTACCAAATCCCGTGATTTGACATCTCACATAGTCGTAAGTTGAAACACCGTTCTTTGTATTGTTAGGAGTTGTATCAATTACAAAATAAGTAATCGCTGGCATTCTTTCATTGAACTCAACCTTTTGAGGAAAGATTCTAGTTCCAACAATAGCAGCAACATCACTGTCATTTGCGAGTATATTATATATTGCTTTCCCTACTGCCATTACAATCCTTTCTTTTTAAATCGTCTATCAATAATGTTTCTTAAACTTGGAATGATTGAGTTTGCCACCTCTTGACCAACCGCCTTGACAGTTTCATCCAAATATCTTTTGCCACCTTCTCCACCTTTTCCATACTCAATGTAGTACATATATCCAGTTGGAAGCCTATCCCCCTCTTGTTTTCCTTTTGATGTTTTGCGTGGACCAACACCAACAATTGGCGGTTTGCTTTTTGCTGTTTTTATATTAAAAGCACCGATTGATTTGTATAAATCACCAGAGTCTTTGTGTTTTTTATAGAACGATTTTAATTTTTTGACTGCTGGTTTCAATGCTTTTCTCATTGCTTGGCGCACAATGGTTTTAGTACCTCTATCAAAAGGAAGTAGCTTATCCAAGTCCTTTTGGATTTGGCGCAATTCTTTTTCGTCAACTTCGAGCTTTATCATTCCGCATCCGTTGTTTTTTCTTCTACCATCAACAACAATCCTTCTTTTCTTCCTATCTCTTGAATGGAACGAATCCACCACTCTTTGGAGTTGTAATAAATGAAATTCTTTGGAGAGATTTGCAAGTCACTCCTATATCTAATCGTTACTTTTGCTGGACTCTCACCAATAAAAGTGTCCGCTTCAAAACCAGCTTTTCCCTTTTCAAATTCAAACCTCGCCCAAACACTTGCAAGGTCGCTTGTGGTTCTTATCTTTTCACCATAAGCATCAGCCTCAAATGTGCCTTGTTTTATAGTCACCAATCTATCTAGTCTGCCTATCAACATTATCCTTGCACTCTATAAGGTTCTAACAAAAACTCAACTGTTTTAGGAATAGCAGTTGCAATAGTTCCAGTAACAACATCTTGTCTAATCTCATAATAACGACCAATTGTCAAAAGGATAGCTTGTTTGATAGGTGCGGGAACTTGACTAGCTGCACCATAGCCAACTGTAAAATCTACCGTAACCGCATTTGGCTTGTCGTAAGTGCTTGGAATAGTTGCATCGGGTGCAAAGTATATTCTTGCTGGTTTGATAGTACCGTCACCAAAATAGTTAGAAGAAGCTAGAGTTTGAGTCGCATTATCAGCATCAGCATAAGTGATAGAGTTTATTGTCAAACTTCTATTTTGTCCCCTTAATAAGTTGAAATAATCTGGAAAAGAATCAATGTCTAAATACCAAGATTGTTCCATTATCCACAAATTCGTGTAATTCTCAGCAGCAAAAGTAGCCACATCAATAAGCGTTCCAATGTAAGTATCATCCGCAGTGAATGAACTATCAATTCGCAAATGTGTTTTTGCTTCTGCAACAGATACTGGAGTAAGTGTTGGGGCTGTTTTCAACCTCAACTTTCCATAGCCTGTTGTAACCGAAATACCTAAATCTGTGTTTGTTATCATCTCTTTTGTTGGTAAAAATGGAGGAGAGCCGAAACCCTCCTCCAATTATCAAATCAATTATGCATTTGCAATCTTAACGAAAGCAGTGTCATTTTGTACAGCATCACCATCTACAAGAGAAGTGATAACATAACGAGGCTCACCAGTTCCAGCGTTAGTGTAGATGTCATAAATCACATCTAAACCACCAAACTGAGCAATGTGTACTTTCGAGAAGTCACCTAACATATAGTTAGTTCCAGTTCCCGCAGTTCCACCAACATTTGAAGAAGTGAAAGCAAAGTAGCCTAAGAAAGACTTATCAACATTGTCATAAGCTGGAGAAACAGAAGAAACTTGAGCAAGTTGCTTAGCTTCAGATAATGCACCAGAGTCTAATAACCAAGCCATTCTAGCACCTTGTAAGTTAACTCCGTTTCCTAATAAAGTAGCTTCCATATTCAAAAGTTCAGCAATAGTAGGTGCAGCACCAGCAACAGATTGAGTTGCAGCATCTAAGAAAATAGAAGTAGGTGCATTTGCGTGGTCATCATCTCCTAACAATGCAAGCTCTAATTCAGCAGCAACACTAGCAGCCATATTTCTTCTCAAAGCAGCTTCGATAGAAGGGTTTTGAGTTACAGCCTCAGCAGAAACATTAACAATAGAAATACATTTCTTTGGGCTTAATGTTACGCTAGTAGCAGTACCGTCTGCAGATGGAGCAGAACCGCCAGTTTCAGCAACGAAACCAGAGTTGATTGCGCTAAATACTGGGAATTTCATATTCGAGATTCCAGAGTAGAAGTTAGCACCAGCAGACGCAAGAACTAAGTTAGCCTCTAATTGGTCAGTCCAAGCCATAACTTCTGTTGCGTTTCCAGCAGAAGTAGCAACAGCAGCACGAGTTAAAACAGATGCTGGGATTCCGATACCTTTGAACGATTGTCCAGTGTAGCGAGCTTCATTTCTAGCTTCTTGGTCCATCTCTTTAACAAGACCTTCCAAACGACCAGATGCAGCTTGTTCCATTGCCTTAGCAAAAGAGAAGTCACGAATTTCTTTCGGAGTGTTTTCTTCAGCAACAGGCTCTGATTTTGCAGCTTTGTTAGCTTGTAATGCTTCAAATGAAGCAGCTCTTTTAGCCATACCCTCTAAAGAGTTAGCTTTTTCGTTTAGAGAATCAAACTCTGTTGTTTCAGCTTCTGTAAGCTCACGACCTTCAACTTTCGCTGAGTCAACGATTGCTTCCATATTTTCAACAACTGAAGCTCTCTCCTCTGTGTAGAATTTAGATGTTTTCATCTTTTTTCAGTTTTTAAAATTATTACTTTTTATTTATGATTGACAAACGCAACTCAGCGAGAGAGCGTTTTGTTAAATCCATTTCTTCCTTCTCTCTTTCTTCCTTCTCTTTTTCAAGGTTCTCTTTCATAACCTTTTCTTCTTCTTGTTGTTTCCACGCTTCCATTGAACGCAAAGCTACACTTGCTTCTTCGTAAGCTGGGTATGTGACCGCGCTAACATCATATAAGCGAGAAACCTTGTTGATTGTTCTTACATTCATTCCATCTTTAACCTCCCAAGAGTCATCCTCAACAACGAACGCAAAAGAACTTTGATTGATTGTTCCGTTTCTCATCAGCTCTATTAAATCACGACCAAGTGAAGTGTTTGCAACCTTTGCTTCATATTTCAAACCTCTTTCATCAGTAGATAAACGAAGTGTTCCATTTGTTGTTCTAGCTAAAGGAAGTCCATCGTGATTGATTAAGAAACGAACATCATCCTCCAAGCGACCATCAAAAGCACCTTCTGAAATAATCTCTCTGAATCCGCCAAGCTCGTTTGATAGTGTATTGAACACGCTTCCGTATCCAACAACAACATTATCCTCACCCTCTTGGCGAAGTTCTAAATTTTCTACATTGAAAGTTCTAATCTCTTTGTCAGGATTAGTTCTCATTTCCTGCGGAGTATTCTCCAATTTGTTTTCTTCCATTTCTTTAATTTCTTTAACTTTATCAGCACTCCAAACGAATGCTTCATCACCACCCCATAATTCCCAAGCGATGCGACCAGCAGATGGGAAACCATCTTCTCCATCATTGAATCCTTCTGCATCCTTATCAACCTCGTGTCTGCTTAAATAGCTGAAAATTCTTTTTGTTCTATCAGCAGTAATCTTTTTATCTATTATAGCATTTGCTGTTGCAACTCCTACATCCGTTCCGCCTCTTTCAAATTCTTCTCTCCATTCCAGACCTTGTTTTGCATTGTCAATCATTGCTTGAGTTGGAGTGAAGTCAATATCACTTATCCCTCTTTCTTCTTCTATTTGTGCAATGCAAATAGCCAATCGTTGGTCATCATCATATTCAGCAACCATTGTATCATCAATCATACAACGGTCAATGAATTGCTCTTGTGTTTCGTTATCGTTAGGCGTTGGAATCGGCATCTTCTTCTGTTTCTCCAATCGGTGCGAAATTCAATGGGAAATAGTGAATATCTCCTTCACTTCCGATTCTGTTCATTTGTTCGGCTTGTCTAACCTCGTTGATTGACAAAGCACCAATCTGCATCATCTCACGATAATAAGTCGCTCTAGCAGTGGAATCACCTCTCAATAATCCTTTTGTGTCAAACTTAATCTCAAATTCACCTTGCTCGTTTTCTCGAAACAATTTGATCGTCATTTCTTGTTCTAATTGCACAAGGTAAGGTGTAAGCGTAAACTTAACAAAGTCGGTTGATAGTGCTTCAATCGAATTATAATTTGCAGCTTTTTCAAGGTGTCCAATCATACTCAATGGCACTCGGAAGATTCTTGCGATTTCTTCAACTTGAAAAGCTCTGGATTGTAGTAATTGCTTATCATTAGCACTTATTGAAATCGGCTTGAAGTCCATCCCTTGCTCAAGAATTGCAGTCTTGTTTGAGTTGTAAGGTCCTTGATGTCTTGAGTTCCAAGAGTTTCTCAATCGTTGTATTTGTTCGTCAGTAAGTTTGTGGTCAGTTTTTAGAACTCCAGCCACTTGAGCAGATTGACCAAAGTAAGTCGCTGCGGTTATGTTAGCACCTAAAGAAAGTCCGATTGTGTCTTGTTGCATTTTAAGAACTGACTTTCCTTTTTTACCATCAAAACCAGTACCCATAAAATGAAGAATATCAGTTTGCGGAATCGGTTGCTCAAAGTCAGCGTGTTGATAGAATAGATTGCCCTCAAAAGGAATCACATCTACTTTGTCGGGATTAAGATAAACCAATCCAATAGGTCGAGCCGAACCATCTCTCTCAATGTAAAAGTAACAATTTCCTTCAAGCAATAAGTTGGTCATTGCTACCGAAAAAAAGTTGTATGTTGTTTGATATTGGTTTGGTCTTTGGATTAGTTTTGCAACGGGGTGAGCTTTGTCTTGTTTCCTGTCACCATCTTCTTCAACTCGAAATGTGTGGATAGGTAGTGAACCTATTGACTCAGAGATAACACGAACACAAGCTAGAACAGCCGAAAAAGAAAGTGCAGAGTTTTTGTCAACAGCAACCCCAGCATTTGCGCCAAACATTGGAGAGTTGACTTTTAGAAAAGTGTTTCCGTTATCTCTTTTTTCTGAGCGGAAAAAATCAAATAATCCCATAAATAAAAAACTATACTACAAAGATACAAAACACTTCCCTAAATAAACACGAAACCTCTATCATCATAAGGGTTTTCTTCCGTAGTATTTCCGTTCATATAAGAACCCAAAGCCATAACAAGAGCAATCATTCCATCTATCTTTTCACTTGACTTTGCTTTGTCCATTTTTATATTTCCAGCTGGGTCTGTTTTCATTGCTAAATTTGAACACATCCAACGAAGAACTTTGTTCCCTCCGTGATTTAATTCCTTAGCTAGTACAATCTTTTCTAGTTCTTTTGTGGGTGCGCTCATTGATGCAAAACCTTGACCAAATGGAATCATTGGAAGTCCATCATTCACTAAGTCAATAACTAACTGACTAGAGTTCCAACGGTCGTAAGCTATCTCTTGAATATTAACAACCTCAGCAATTTCTTTGATTCGCTCTTTGATATAATTGTAATCAGTAACATCGCCCTCAGTAAGTTCCATCAATCCTTCTTTTTCCCAGCCAATATAGTCAACACCATCTCTCCTACTTCTTACAAATGCTGTTTCTTTTGGTGTCCAGAAGTAGGGCAAACACACTAGTTTTTCATCTATCTCAGCTAACAATACAAGACACGAAACATCACGAACAGATGCAAGGTCAAGTCCGCACCAAACTCTTTGTCCTTTGAACTGTTCAAGAGTTACTTCTTCAAAGTTGCACTCCATCCATTGCGCATCGCTCAACCATTTTGAAGCT